CCACTCGTTTGCCTGAGTAGCCGAATCGGAATCAGAAAGGGAGAAAGAATAAACTCTTGCAGTACCAACTTGAGTTCCAGTCCCTGAGGTATTATTTGCCTTTCTCTGACTAAAAAGATTTACCGAAAAATTATTATTAATTCCAATAGCAGGCGTTCCCTGAACATTATTAAGTTTTAATTTATTTCCCATTTCAAATGGAATGGAAGCAGCAGATACCTGCTCAGTTGTTCTTGGTTTTCTAACGTCTAAAATAGAAGAAGAAGATTTTTCAATATCAAATCCACGAACATATGCTTTTCCTGGAGATACTTTAACTGCTAATAAATCTTCTGAAGGTACGTTACTTTGCTCTGTGATTTGATTATCAAAATAAACTCCATCAGAACCTAATCTATCGTTTAAAGAATTCTCAACTTCAACACCAAATTGATCTACAGCATAATCACCAGACTCTTCAAATGTTCTCTTCGCGAGATAGTCTCTGATTTGAGAATATGTACTGCTATCTTGAATTTTTTTAACAACACCATTATCTACTCTAAGTAGTTCAACAAAATCTTTATCGTCAGTATCAGTTAACCTTTTCTTAGTAAGTGTTGCTGTTATCTTTAGTCTATCGGCACCAGGTGCGGCATAATTTGAAAATCCTCTAGCATTATCATATAGGGTATTATCTTCCTGTGCATCAACAATAGTCTCACTAACAAATAGACCAACTCTATACGAGGGTGTATTTGAGTATTGATCCAATAGTAAAGTATTTGCAGAAATATTAAGAAAATGACCTCTTATAAAGTAAGTTCCATCTAGTATTGAAACTGAAGACGCTGTGAATGTTGATTCTGCATTGATTGTAGTAGCAAAAGTGTCACCCGATGGTATTGTAGTATTTCCATAGGTTACATTATCTAAAGCAATTAGAGTCTCTGCATCTCTAAATTGACCGGTGTTAAAGTTAGCATCTGCAGTAATATATTTTACATATAAAGTATAATCACCAGTATCCGAATCGGTATTTTTTAATACTTTCTGAACGACAGCAGTTATCTGCGATGTCTGACCTTTTATTTTTTTACCAACTAACTGCTCAATATACAATCCAACACTTAAACCTACGTGAGTTGGATTAATTTTTACAGCATAATATGATGGATTATATGTAATATTTCCTGGTACTACAATAGATCCATCTTTAAAGAAGTGACTACCAAAAGAACTAACTTGATTTTGTAAAATACTCTGAAGAGATGTTAGCTCTCTTGATTGAACTGGATATCCTGGTCTGAAAAGGATCCTGTAAAAATTATTATTGGGATCAAAATCATCAAAATATGGAGAAACATTTAAGTTTGATTTTTGTGACATCTTTAGAATTCCAGTATGATTTTAATATCTTCTTTTTGTCTTTGGTTTCGATTTACCCGAGGTCTGTTATCAATATAGATAATTTCCCCTGATCCTTTATTTATCTCTGGTAGAGAGATCCCATTCGTAAACTGAGTTGCCAAATTGACATTTTTTGTTGATGTAATTGATGTAGTTATTCCAGTAAAGTTTTGATCGATAGTTCCATTAAAACTATTAGTTGAAGTTATAGTTCCACCATCCTTTACAAAATCAACTTTTTTCGCTTCAGATACAATAGTTTTGGAATCTTTCTGATCATAAGATCCAGAATTGAAGTATAAAGATCTATCTTGGAAATATTTTAAAACCTTAGTCTGTTCGTCATAAGATGCCATATATCCCGTCGCAGTTCCAACTCCAGTAACTGATTGGAAAATTCTATTGCCTGGAGCAGCATCTTCTGGATTGGAAACAGATGATAACTTAAATCCACCTAAGTTTGAGAATTGACTCTCTTGGAAGATTGAAGATGCTGCTCCAATTCTTGCTGGATTTTTAATAATACCAATTTGAGAGAATCTGGTATCTAATGGGAAATCTTTTGTAGATGAATCAAATCTTGCATAAACGAGAACTCTATCAGTTCCTAATTCTCTGTAAATATCATAACCATGCCCTCGTGATGGTGGAATGATTGGAATTAGATGTGCAAAAGATGTTGCTCCAGAGTTAATAGTTGATAAATCAACTCTTCCATACGAATATCCACTTCCACCAGCAGAAACAGTTGCCGAAGTTATTTTACCACCAACAACATTTACAACTACTTTACCCCCAGTACCATCACCAAGAATATCTAATTCTGCATCGGTTGTATTATATCCAGAACCTTGATCCTGAACATAGATTTTTTTAATTTGATTTTCATTAATCGTAGAATCACCATTATCTCTAACTGAGACAATTTGTGCTTCTGTAGTTGTATCCCAGTCATTTGGAATGGGAATATATTCAATAGAGTCAAATTTAATGATATCACTAGGTGATACTGTAAATAAGTATTTCCAAATATAACCATCACCACTTTCACCAGCTCTAGATGGTTCTAAGTCAACAAAAGTGGGTTCATCTTGTGAGAAATTACCACTAACATTTGCTCCCGATGCTCCATTATCAATACAAACATATACTCTAAAATCACTATTCATTACATAGTAATTTGCATCATATAATCTAGTGGAATTTGTTTGTGGTGAAGGATTGGATACACTATAGTCATGTCTGTACATTTCATATACAGTTCCCTGTGACCAGTCAACCCTCCTAACTAATCTCCTAACATCATTAACAGTGATTTTCTTACCGAAAATCATAGTGTCTTTTACATGATTTAAGTAACTCAAATTATCAATAGGTGAAGGAGTATTGGTATCCCAAGTAGTTGATCTACCAAATCCAACTGCTGTAGGATTAACCAAACTCAAAAACACATAAAACGAGTTGTCAGGATCGTTGATCGAACCCACAAAGTTAGATGCGTTTAAAATTCTAAATTGATCTGTGACAATCGCAGACATATTACTAGCGTTTTTCTATATTTATAAATGATTATCCAAGATCCTTTCTCAGAGATCCAGTATCTCTAAGTCCAAATCCTCTTCTTTGGAGAATTGGGAAGGTTGATAATCCAGAATTAACAGTAAAACCAGAAACTGCAACACCGATTGCTTCAGTTCCTCTCTCAAATCCTGCAAGTCTACCCCAAGAGAATGTTCCACATGGGTTGGATTTTGATCCTGTAGTTGTCGCTATCCCAACATTATTAGTTGATGATAGAACATTTGCAGTGATAATACCAGTTAAATTGGATCTTGTAAAAGAGTGTACATAGTATATATTATCAGCGAATGTTGTTCCTACACCAACAATAGCATTATCACTATCATCAATGGAGGTTACTCCAAGTCCAACTGTTGTATCAGAAATCAATATTGGGAATCCAACTTGTAAAGAATCTATATCATCAGTTTGTTTAAATTCAAGGTCAAATCGAATCGCTTTGTCAACTCCAATTCCACTAGCAGTTGATATACCTGTTATAATTCCACTATAACCAGATATAAATCTAATTCCACTAATGAGTTCTTTATTAGTATCTGGTAATTTTGTGATTAATACTGGAGTTGCAGTAGTTGTATATCCAGCACCAGGGTTAGTGAGCGTAACTGAAGAAATAGTACCAGCAGCAGAAACAACAGTGGTTGCAACCGCTTTTTCTTGATCTTGATATAAACCAAAATCAAAAGTTCTTGTGACTGCCGCAGAGTTTCCAACAGATTTATTGAGTTCAATCTGTCCGTTATTGAAGGTTGTTATACCAATTACTGAGAATGTATCGTCAATAATTTCCACACTGCCTAAGAATGCTCTATTTAAGAAATGACCTATCTTAATCTGTGATGTACTAATTCCAGTAATTACTGTTGATCCAATACCAACAGTTCCAACTCTCTCTTTAATTTCTGCTTTAAATACTGTTCCAATTCCACCAATTGGTGGAGCAATTTGAACTGCAATAGATGACGATGGAGTGTAACCACTACCGCCATCAACAACTTGAATTGATGTTATTGTTCCTGCAACAGAAACAACGGCAGTAAGTCCAGCACCTACTGGATTTGATGTATCAGGTAATAATAGAGCAGATGTGTCTTGAATAACAATATCAGAATTGTTTTCTTCATAATTAAAGAACTGTGCGTCATCCACAAAAATTTCAGTATCAGATGAATTAAAGTTTTTAATTATTTTTGCGGTTGGATAAACCTGACCTTCAATTGAATCTCTTGCTTTTGATTGTGCATTATCATTAATTAAGAGATCTCTCTTTTGCTTAGTCCAGGAAACTGGTTTGTCATTTGTTTCATCTATACCATCTCCAAGATATATACCAGTCTCAAGAGTATCTGCCGAGATAATTGCTGATACAATTCTTGTCTCCTGAGTTACTGTTCCTGTGATAGAATCATTCTTAAAAATTCTCAGGTCATCACCTGGTTTAATAGTTTCATCTACATCAACTTCGACGCTGTCAGTTCCACGAGTTCCTCTATAGAAGAATACATCTATTTTATCTTCTCTCTTAGGTGCTTCTTTAAATACGAAAGTTGTACCACCTTCAAATACATAAGAAACACCTGGTTCCTGCATAACACCATTAATATAAATTAGGAGAATAGCATCAAAATCAATTAGTGATGAAGTTGCATCATTATTATCTTTTTCAAAACTTAATAACTGACCATTCTTGAATAATGGGAATCTAGTTCTAACACTATCCTGTCTAGATGCATTACTATCAATATAATCAAACTCACCCAATTGCCATGATGCAAAAGAATCATTGAATACTTCTTCAACAGTTAATAAAATTTCATCAATTGGTTCTGATAGACCTGCAGCAGTTACTAAACCAACGGGTCTTATGACATCTCCTCTACGGAATGCATATCCATTTTTACTTATGAAATATCTTGAAACTTCAAAATGAGATGTCCCAATACCTACAGATGATGGACCCATTTCAAAGGTCATTGATAAACCAATACCAACATCAGTTGTATTACCTAAACCAAGTCTAGATACACCCTCTACAGGTAGATTTGCATATGATGGACTATCAACTGTTACGAGTGGATTCACATAACCACTTCCACCACTGACGATATTGAATGCTAAGGTTCCACCTGCACCAACAGTTGCTGTAATATTTGCACCTGTTCCTGCTCCACCACCTGGTCCAACATTAACAGTAATTGTGTTGGTGGTAACGGAGGTAATTGCTGTTTGAATACCTGCAACAGGATCAGTTGATCTTGGATATGGATGTTCTGTTTTGAAGTTATCTTTAGAGCATGTAAATACAATGGATCCAGTATCAATACCAACAGTATTTGATACCGTCAATCCATGATTTGGAATAGTAAGGACTAGAACACCAGAACGTGAAGTGTATTTTGCATTAGTTGCAGTATAATTCACATTTGCATCATCAGTAATTGAATTGATTCCTGCACTGACAAATTTATGCCTATATGCAAGATCGGTAACTGCAACTCCAACATTGCCTCTGTATCCAGATCCAAATGTTAGATTGCTGAAATATTCTCTAACTGAACCACCAGTTTCATATGTATGTGGGATAGTGCTAGTACCTACATTGACTTCAAAAGTTCTGGCAGAAGAAATTCCAGTAACTGGATATACATAATCTCCACTACTTCCATCTGGGAATATTGTAGTAGTTCCTGCTCCACTAGTACAAGAGAATTCTAGACCCAGTAAGTGTACTTGCGTTCCAGATCCACTAAGATTGTGGGGAGTATTTGTTGTAATTTGTATGATGCCAGTTTTCTCATCATACAACGAGGTGCTGACACTAACAACTTTATCACTAAATGTAGATACTCCTGCCAAACTTGTTATAGTTCCAGCAGCACTAACAAATGGTTTAACTTTAGAACCTACTAGTGGTGCATAACCTAATCCACCTGTAGATGCAAGAGAAACTATGACACCACCTCTTGGTATTTGATTTTGATTTACATCAGCATCATTTATAATTACATCATCACTTCCATCCTGGGTAATACCAGTAAAGGTTACACTTGAAATACCAGTGTTAGCATCTGCAGCAAAGTTATAATTATTACCTACATTATTGGTAGTATCTGGAGTTTGGAAAATGTCATTGATGAATACTAAATTACTTCCTGCTTCCAAACCTAAAGTGTTAGCACCTTCACGTCTAACTGTGAATGTTCTACCAATTCCATTAAATTCTAGAGAAATATCATCATAAATTTTATTACCAGAATAATCAGTTCTTAAATAAGCTCTTCCATTAAAGGTTGATTTTGGTAGAGCAAGAGCACTGGCATCTAACCTATCATTATTACCCTTACCATCGGGTGCTTGAGTAAAGTGAATTTTGTTTCCAACTATATTGTATGCACCAGTAAAGATTCTTGCTTCAGATCCATCCTGATGGTCTGTAGCAGCAGTTCCTACAAAACCTCGTGCAACTTGAATAACGGAAACTGTTCCAATTCCAGTAATTGGTCCAGCATTAGTCGTTCCTAAACCAACATTTTGAATTTCTAAGAATTCATTGTCAACTTTGAGAATATCTCTAGGTTTGATTGACGATATTCCAGAAAGTGATAGGAAAGTTACACCCGCACCAATTGTTCCACCACCGTTATTTTCTAAATTAAATGATAATGGAGTATACATCAGTGGATACTGAGTAACACCATCAATAGTAATCA